GTTATGGGGTTCGAACCCCCTAAAGAACCTAAAGAGCAAACCGAAGAGGCGCTTGCGCGCTACCAAAAGAAAGTCGCTAAGTACGAAAGCGAAATTACGGCGGCCATGCAGGTTGCCTTACAGGAAAACAAGGTCCCACGTGGTGTTTTCGGACTTCCCCCTGATGGCGATCGAGATGTCTCGTATCGCTTCCAAGGTGACGTGTACGAAGATACGGCGTACGACGTTAACCAAAAATCTATTGTTGTCCGGAACTTACAAGAACTCGGCGTGGATAGCGTCGAAGCTCTCAAATATCTGTTCCCGGATAAAACCGATTCAGAACGAGCCGAAATGTTGAAGGGATTCCCCTTCCGAATGATTCAACAAACGCAGGGCGCTTTTCAACAATTTCTACTATTATTGAATCAGATGTTGCAAGCGCCACATCCACTTGCGCCGAATCAACCGCTTGCGGCTGACCCTCGGCTGAACATAACGCCCTTACTCTATAGGACGTTTGACCACCTCGCGCAAGAACTGACTTACTCGGGCAGCTATGAGCCAGCAGATCCAAGCTTCGATCCCGAGCCCGGTCTCCCCGGCGGTAGCAGCCCCTCAGGCGGCGCCCTCGGCGGACCAGGGCTCTACCGCCTACCCCCAATGGGTAGCAACTACCCAGGCGGCACCTTCGGCAACTATGCCCCAAGTGCCGTCGCAGGCAACACCGGCTACGGTCCCTTCTACCAACAGCCAGTACAGCCAGTCTCCGTCAACGTCCTCCCCGTCCAACCCGTGGGAAGCAGCGATGGGCAGCCTGGAGCGGGTGGTTTCCCGTCTCTCCCCGTCCCCCAGCCAGACAGCACAGTATCCGCAGTACCAAACGGCGCCGCAGGATACTCAACTTTACAGTCAGAGTTTACAGGCCCAACCGTTTCTGTACCAAGCCCCTACGGCTCAGCCGACCTCGTACAGCAACGCCTCTACAACCCCGACTTCCTCTCCGACTTCTACGGAGCAGCAACAGCTCCCGCAACTAAGCGAAGCAACCGCCGCCGTCGTTAATCACTTCGGCCTTGAAGCCCCCGGCATTCTGAATCAGTATGCCACGGTGCTTGAAGATGCTCTGATCGAGCAGCACAATGTCCTCGAAAACATTGCTGCCCGTGGCATCGCGATGGAGCAAATCCTGACCGATCCCGATCAGTTGGCTGATTACACCAACCGTTTCTTCACCGAAGTGTACCCTGTGGACGCCGAGGCTGATACCCAAAACTATCAGCCCCGTTACGATCAACTTCCCGCTGTGCCCGCTTCCGCTTTAGCTGGTGCACCTAGCGCAGATGCTGATACCCAGTGGAACGGCTTCAGCGAAGCTATGAACAAGAGCCCCGAGCAAGCTTGGCGCTATCTGTCTCAGATGAGCCCCGACGCTTTCCGTGGCAAACTCCTGTTCATGGATAACGCCTGATAACTAAACCTACGGAACTCGGGCCCCGTCTTTATAGGCGGGGTTTTTTTGTTTATAGTTAATTAGAGTCTTTTTTTAGTCGTGCCCTTCGCTTCGGAAGCGCAACGCCGCAAGTTTTACGCCATGGCTGAGCGCGGCGAAATCTCTAAGGAGAAAGTCGCCGAGTACGAACGTAAAACCAAAGGCGATATTCCAGAGCGAGTTAAGGCTAAGAAAAAAGCTCAGAAGTATACTGAGTCTAAGAAAGGTTCTTCAAATGCCTAATCCCCTCGGTCGTCGTCGGGCTTCATCTCCTTCTGCTTCTGCTGAAGTGGATCAACTGAAGCAGGAACTCGCAGATCTGCGGGCAGCTTATGTGCAGGACATGCAAAACATAAGCAACGATATGACCTCTTTAAACCAAAAGATTGAGCCTTCTACTTCTGCTGACGTGGAAGTCGTTAGTTAAAATCTTATACTTGGTGTAAGGCGACGAGGTTTTCGTGGTTTATACACCGCTTTCTAATTACAAATACGATACTGGTTTTCATCGGATTCAGTCCGGTCCAAACCATGAAGGGTACATTGTCCTAAGCTCCGGTATTCAGGACACAGGAGCTGATCTAGGCGTCATCGTTCCTGGTCCGCCGAATAGCGGATCGTGGTACCTCACTGATCAGTGGCGTCAAGTTCCCCAAGCCGTTTCTGGTTATTGGACCGATTACGAAAACACTGATTATTTACCTAGCGGTTCCTTAAGTTCTTACAACGGGTACCGTCCACTGAGCGTGACGACAATCGCTAACGCGAAAGTTGTTACCTCCACGGGGCCTGAATATGGTCTGCGTAACGAAGGAACTTATATTTATTATCGGGGTGTAGCGCCCGCCGACCAGAACTACAACCCGTACAACACGCCCGAAGCAAATACTGCTGCCCAGGGTAAGACAGGCGGTGGTGTAACCCATCGGAATTATGAAGGTACTCTCTTAACCAACACGCTTGGTTCGCAGGGGACGGCGGATCGATCCGAGTGGGAATACAACCGTCCGGTTTACTGCAGAACGTATACCGAGACTGTGCGCTCTGGAACCCCTGGTCTGATGTCGAGCAGTCTTCGGTACGTATATCGCGGAAGGTCTACTCGGTACGCATACAACTATGGTTCTGTGTATATGCAGAACAGTGAGTCTGTGCGCAACATGGTCAGGACGTTTAGTCCCACGGTCAATTCCAGCAACCAAAAATCGATTTAACGCTATGAATGCGACAAAATAGTGTCGTTAAGCAAATATTTTGTTTAAACTGACTTTGTAGTTTCTGGAGATATCGACAGTGTTTGTCGATAATGATTTCCCGAAGCTTCTCGGCGCCGAACTCTACCGTCCGCATCCCGCGTATGTTGTAGAGATGGCCGCTGAACCTGTGGTTGTGCACGATTTCTTGACCTGCTAAGGTCTGGGAACTTCCGAGCGAAATCTCGGTCGAACAACCCCGTGAATTGCTGGAAAGCCGGACCCCTCGGGGAGGCCAATCAGCAGCCAAGCCAATCAGAAATGATTGGAAGGTTCAACGACTAACACTGCTCGAATGCTCTCTCGAAGCGACCGCTCTTTTTTAAAAGGAGCTTGTTTGGGCGATGGGTGTTTAAAGCACCAAACGACTTACCCAAGTCTTTATATCGCTCATTCCAAAAAACAGTTTGAGTATCTCCGCTGGAAGGTGGGGAGACTTAATCGAATTTTTGGTATCAAGCAACCTATTCACGAAAGAGTAAGTGCCTGTCAGACGGGATCCTTTCCTGCTTGTCAATGGTGGTCTAATCAACAAGAGCTGCTTCTTCCTTTGTATAAGGAACTTTATCCGCAAGGAAAAAAGGTAATAACGCCCTCTTTTTTGCGAGATATAGGTTTAGAGGGGCTGTCTCTCCTTTATATGGATGATGGCAATCTCCATCTACGTCACCGTGGTAACTCTCCGCGCACTGACGAACCTTATGTAAGGGAACGCATTGTAGAGCTAGCTTTATACGTTCCTTATGACACAGCTTTGCTGATGTCTGATTGGATCGAGAGCTTAACCGGTGCTTCTTTGACTCCACGTGAGCCAATGAAAACGAAGAGCCCTAATAAATGGAATCTTCGCGGTAGCGGAACACAAGCTCGTTTGTTCGTAGAGGCTTTAAAACCTTACGGATCTAAAGCTATGTCTTACAAATTCGACCTCCGTTACGACACCCGAACCAATCGAGGAAAGTCAAAATGGAGCGAGGCTGACCGCAACAAATTTGTTGTAGAAGCCGATAAGGTGACACGAGCGCGGGGCACCCAAACAGAGGATAATACCTGCTGTGGGTGATGATATAGTCTACTCATCACTGTCCTTAAGGTGGTGTTACGTGAGGATAAAGAGCCTCACGGTGCTTTTTAAGCATTACAGGCGAAGCAACCAGGTCAAACTGTTCAGTTAGACCGTTACAGGTTCTGGGGCAATCCGGGAAGCAAAGAGTCACGTGAGCGTACTGCTGAGCAGACCATTGGTACTGCCAACAGCCGCAACATTGTGAAGGACAAAGTGCTCGTGACTCTGCGCGAGTACACCGGTCCTGCCGACCCGACCGATCCGACCCAACCCAGCACCTTCAAGATCGCTCGCGAGACCCTGATCACCGCGCAGCGTCTTCTGCTGGATACCGGCAACCTGACTGCCTTCCACCAGTCCATCGGTTCTCTGACCCTGCTCGACGACTATCGTCGTTGGCGCGATCGGGTGTTCATCAACGAACTCCTGAAAGCTGTTTCGAAAGGTCAGTCTTCCGATAGCCAAGGTGGTTACTACTACCCCGGCAACCTCGCCGTTGGTAGCCTGACTTACACCAACGCCGAACAAGCTAAGTTCGACGTTAAGGACGACCTGCTGCGCGTGGTGAAGAGCCTGCGCAAGCGTAACGTCCCCACCTTCCAGGACGGTTTCTATCGCTGCGTTTGCGATCCTACCTTCCTGATGCACCTGCGTCAGAACAGCGACTTCCGCGAAGTTGCTCGTTACCCTGGCAACGGTCAGATCAACCCCCTCATGTCGGCAATGCAGCCCAACGCTGCGCTGTACATGGGTCAAGGCTTCGGCCAAGCCACCTTCGTGGCTGGCGAGCCGATTATGCCTACCGGTTTCGTGTTTGAGGGTGTGCGGTTCTTCGAATCCACCAACATGCCTTCGCAGACCGCTACCGCTTCTATCGGCGGTACCTCTGGTTCTTACGATTCCGCCATCGGCATGTTCTTCGGTCCCCAAGCAGTTGGCGTCGGTATCGGCGGCAACAACGCTCAGGTGCTGCTGAACAACAATGACGACTTCAGCCGTTTCATCATGATGATTTGGAGCCTGTACGCAGGTTTCGAACTTCTGAACGCTGATTTCGCCACCATCGCTTACTCCTTTAACGCCTGAGGAGGTAACTAACGATGGCTATTAATCCCCAACAGATTGCAGTTGCCAAGATCTATCCCGGCAACTACACCAATGTTCTCCGCTACTGGCACTCCACCAGCAGCTTCAGCTTCCTGAACGAGAACGGTACCAACGAGACCTACAGCAACCAGCCTGTCGGTGGCCCCGTTGGCGTTGTGTTCCGTCCCGGCTGGATTGCCCAGCAGGCCGTGGGTTACGTTGACCTGTCTTATCAGGCCAGCTCCAGCACCAACCAGCTGGATTACTACACCCAGCCTTACGCTTCCGGTCAGAACAGCACCAACCAGCCCTTCAAGGCTGCTGACATCATTATTCCGTCTCCTGACGCGTATAAGGATGTCCGTGCTGACATCACCGACGGCATCACCGTTCCTTCGGGTGCTTATGTGTATCGCGTGTCCGTCCGTCTCGACGGCGGCGACGTGGTCTCCAGCGGTATTGCCGGTGCTCAGACTTCCCCCGCTCTCGGCGTGGGTCCCGCTCTGTCTTCCGGTCTCACCACCGCTCCTAGCCCCAGCGGCTTCTTCGCCAACCTGGTGGGCTCCAACAGCCGCATCGAAAACGGCAGCTTTGTGTCCAGCAACGCTTGGAAC